GAAGTTGGTATGGGGATGCTTTAAAAGACCCAAAACTATTCAAAGATGGAAAACCAACTGCATTAGCAAATCAAATAAGTGAAGATATTAGAAGAAAGGTTGGAGCAGCATACACAAAAGGTGGTGGGGCAAATTCTGGATTAAAAATAAACAAAACTGCATTAGATCCATCTGGGACTGCAGGAATTAATAATTTTTTCCCAGGGACAAATCCAGGTATTGCAACTGCTGTCCCTGGGGGACCAATTTTATCATCACCTCCAGGGTCATTACCTGCATTTAATTCTCCTCTAGATTTCCCAAGTGTAAATGAAGATGCTCTTTTTGGGACAGAAGCAATAAGAGCATCCAAATTGCTTGTTTATCCAGTTGATATCCTTGAAAACCGACAAGATACACTAAGGATAACAATGTATAATTATTCTTCTCCTTCTGGAGAAAGTCTATTTGGTGGTCAATCAGCAGAAAGCATAGTAACAGAAGGAGTACAAAGATCAAGTGGAGCAAAAGTAGGGAAAGAAGATTTTAAAGGAACCGTAATTCTTCCAATTCCAAATAATGCATCCGATTCAAATTCTGTTGCATGGGCAGAAGATACTATGAATAATATTAATGCTGCAATTCTATCTACTGTTTCTAAAGATTTGGGTGGAACTACTGCTGGAGCTCTTGCTGGAGCATTAACTAAGCAACTTACTGGAGTAAATCCAAATCAAGCAATTTATTATCTTGATTTAATTCAAAAGATAGGTCCAGACTTAAAAGACCCTAATGTACTGAAGCAAGTTCAGGCAATTACTAGCTCTTTGGTTATGAAGCAAGCAGGTTTTGACATTCCACCAGAAACAATACTTTCAAGAGGATTTGGAGTCGTTCCAAATTCTAATATGGAATTGCTATTTAATGCTCCAAAATTAAGAAGTTTTGAATTTTCTTGGAGAATGAGTCCAAGAAGTGCAACAGAAGCAAAAACTGTAAAAAGAATTATAAGATTCTTCAAACAGGGAATGGCAGCAAGAAAATTAAGTGCTTCTTCTGGTGCTGGAGCATCATCCGCACTACTCGGAACTCCTAATATATTTAAATTGCAATATAAAACTGTAGATGATAGACCAATTTCTGGATTAAATAGATTTAAATTATGTGCATTAACTGGGTTTAGTGTCAATTATACACCAGACGGTCAATGGTCTGCATATGATGAGGGACAACCAGTTTCGGTAAACATTGGAATGGGATTTACAGAGTTAGAACCAATCTTTGAATCTGATTACCAGAATACCATCTGGGATAAATTAAAAGACAAACCAGATTTAGATCCAATAGAAGCAGACGATGTAGGTTACTAATATGCCATACTTTAGAGAACTTCCAGATTTACAGTACCCTTCTCCATTTAAAACGAGAAATTATATTGATGAATTTGTAACAGCAAAAAATATTTTTAGAAGAGCAAAACTAAGAAATGATGTGGCAAATTTTGCTACTGCATTTACTTATTATCAAATAGTTGATAATGAAAGACCAGAACAAATTGCCAAAAAGGTATATGATGACCCAGATTTAGACTGGATTATTCTATTAACTAATAATATTACTGACTTAAATAATGAATGGCCATTGAATAATGACTCTTTGTATAATTATATGATTCAAAAATATGGATCAGACGAAGAGTTGGCAAAAGTTCATCATTATGAAACTGTAGAGTATAAAGATGAATATGGAAGAATTATTATTGAAGGGGGATTACAAGTAGACCCTGCAAAGTCTGAATCAATTCAGACGAATGAAAACTCAAATGAATATTTGTTAAATTCTTTCCCAAGTTCAAAAAGTAATACTGTAATTAGTATCAATCTTTGTCAAAAACTAACCATATATGGAAGAGACATCAGAACAAGTGAATATTTGGTAACAGATATTCAAACAAACGTTTCTTATTTAAAGGTAAAGTCAAAAATTGGAACGAATAATTTTGGTGATATTTCAATATTAAATAGTTTAGCAGACTGGCCTTATAGTTGGGGTGGAGTATTAAAAGTAAAACAAAGAAGTGGTGAAGAAGTTGAAGTAAAACTAACTGATATTATTACCGATAATAAAATAAGGATACCAGAAAGATTGTACGAAATTACAGGAACTCTTGTAAATGGAGTTCTTCAACCAACCTTTAAATTCACCAACGAGTTACCAGTATGAAATTCCCCTATCCTGGAATGAAAATTTTTATCGAATCCGATAGTCAAATATTGGAATATCTCGATACCGAAGGAAATATACAGACAGTAAAAAATGTAGTTACCCCAGTAACAAATTATGATTATGAAGTAAAAGAGAACGAAAAGAAAAGAACAATACTTCTTTTAAGACCAGAATATATTGGTTCTGTCACATATGATATGAGAAATATGATGAAGTATAGTAGATCTTCTCAATACGTAGATTCTACGACAAAGAAAGCATATAATCCAAGAAATAATACATGAAAATCCCGCAAAACTTTCACGATAGAAAATTTTGCGGGAATTTTTTTTCGACCTTTTTTTATTCAAAAGGGTGATTTTCTAACAGGGATAGTATTGAACCTCTTTAAATGTTCTGACATAAGGTTCAATTCTTCCATCTCCAGAAACTACCTCTTCACGAATGACTTCCCTTCTGCAATTGCTATAATATCTTGGGGAATAGTATGAGGGAGCATAATAATATCCTCCCCCTCTAAATGGTCTCCAAAATTCATTCCAAGTTATTGCTTTTACTGGAAAAGCAATAACAAGCACAGAAAGAAAAATCAACGACTTCATGATTCAGCAAGTTTTTGGAAATAACTTAGAGCATCATCTTCCCCATCTTCATCCTCGTAACTACTCTTAGACGAACTAGAAGTTACATCATCATAAGATGCGGACCTAGAAGAGGACGAAGTTTCACCACGACGTTCACGATCCCAATCTTCTTCCTCAGCAACAACTTCTGGATCTTGATTCTTAGGAACACCACGAAGACCAAGAGTATATTCAAGACGCTTCTTCAAGTCATCATAAGACTTGAACTCTTTAGGGTCTGTGAAATCATTCAGATTATTCAGAGACTTATAGACCTTTTCTAGATCGTCATCATCACCATCAAGCAGAGGAGAAGGTGCTGCAAATTCGGACTTGTCGTAGTTCCAATAACCATCTTTCTTGACAAGTTTCAGTTTAAAGTTAGCACCAGTCCAGAAGTCAAAAGGATTGATGGGAGTTTCATCTTCAAACTCAGGTTGCATTGCGGCAAGAATCTTGTCATAGATTTTCTTACCAAACTTATAAAGAAAAACTTTTCCCTCATTGTCTGGATTGGCAGGATCACGAATAACATAAATGTTCGCAAAATAAGAAAGTTTGCGTTTTTGTTTACGTGCTTCTTCTTTGTCACGGTCTGAACCAGAGTTCCAGAGAACACGATTCTTTTCACAAACAGGACATTGCTGACCAAGAGTAGTGAGGCAGTTGTCAATCAACCAACCACCAGTACCCTGGAATGCGTGAGACCATACTTGTGCCCAAGGCAGTTCACAACCTTCGGGAGCAGGGAGGAAACGGATAACTGCGGAACCTACACCGCTCTTATCCATAACAGGTTTCCAAAAACGGTCATCATCCTTGGAACCACCATCATTCAGTTTTTCTACTTGTTTAATGAGTTTCTCGGTGAGAGAACCCATTTTAGATTGCTTTTTAAGATCAGCAAAAGACATTCGTATTCTCCGTATTAGTAGTATTGAACGTGTATGTACTGTATTGGTACGTATTAATTGTATCAGGCAATGGGTCAGTCGTCAAGGGTTTTCTCAAGAGACTCAATATTGGATTCAAGCATTTCAAAGAAATCATTCACGGTCCCATCTTCTGCCAAACCAAATAATTTAGCAGAATCAATAATTCTCTTTTTCATTTCAATTGCTTCTGGATCATCAGACAAAGATAATCTAAAGATAAAAAGTTTTTGTTTTTCAAGAAACTCCTTCATCAATTCAAGATGTTCTTTTTTACCATTATTATCATAGAATGAAAGATTCAAAACTTGTTCAAAAAGTTTTTGTTGAATTTCTTCTAATTCTAATACAGATTTTCTGACCATCTCTGAATCAAAAAATCTAGTCATAATACTATCTCCTTTAAGATTTTTGTAAATTTTGCCTCATCAATATTTAGGAATGGTTTATATTTTTTAATTTTAAGACTTACGGTTTCCCACACTGGGTCTAAAATTTTTTTATCAAATTTTGAAACATATCCAAGAATAGAATCAAGTATTACCATAGTTTCCAAAGTAATTGCATTTTGCAAATACTTTTTTAATATCTCTGGATGTTTATTTGGTTTGCATGTAAATAAATGGTCCAAACTATCCTTAGAAATAAAAATCTCACTTTCTGTTTTAAACAAATAAGTAAGACTCTGATATTTTTTTAACCACTCAGTATAATTTTTTTCCCCATTGGAAATTATTTCCCCAATCCATAAAGATTGGGGATCTGTGCATTCTATAAAACTAGCAACAAAATAAAATTTTATCTCGTCATCTGTTTTTTGACGAGATAATTTTTCAAAAAAGTATCTATCTTTTCTTTTGTTATATGAATCTATAGATGCTCTTGACCTTCCGCAATACTTAAAATAATCATATTTTTCTTTTGTAAAGTGATTTTTTATAGCCAAATAAGTTTTGTAAACATCAAAGGGAGTCACGGTTCAAAAGTTCAAAGTTGCCCTACTAGTCTTTTTAAGAAAATTCAATTTTGTAGCTTCGTATTTTATTTTTTCTTTAAGTGGTTTTGGAATTAATTTTGGAACAGTCTCTATTTCTATTGAATTTTCCTCGCAATAAGTAACAATAGCATCAATGTAACTAATTTTAGAAATTTTTACAATGCTTTCAATATCTTGAGCAAACTTTTGTGGACATAGAAACTTATCTTTAATTACATCTTTAATGTTATTTTCCATGTTAATTAAGTTTACTGTTAACAAACTCTCTAATGTATTTTGCGAGCAACTTAATATATTTTTGTTTATCGTACTCTTCATAGACAATACATTCTCCATTTTCACATGCCATTAAAATTACTAATTTTTTAACTGGTATTTCAGTTAACTCATAAAACATGCAGGCATATGCCGCACATTGGACAAAATAATGCTCAATCCATTCAATTGGTTTTGGTTTTTTAGAAGTTTTAAAGTCTATAATTGCCAATTCACCATTATATTCAGCAATACAGTCTACAGTACCAGCAACTCCAAGTACTTTACTGTAAAGAGAACTCTCTAAAGCATGAATATTATTTATCTTATTCAACTCTGGTTTTGCAATCTTGAATAAAAATTCTGATAATGGTTGAACTTTAGGCAGTTCTGGAATATTATAAAGATAATTTTCAACCAGACTGTGCATATCAGTTCCACGACTAGTTGCTTGTCGTGTAATCTTATCTGCCTTTTCTTCTCCAACTTTTTTTCTCCAATCAGCAAAAAATTGCCTATTTTTAAAAGAAGTTACTGAAGTAATGGAAACAAATCGTAGCAGTTCTTCTTTGTCTGGGATTTTATAATAACGAACCCCATCAATCATTTCCCTTTCTAATTTGGGTAGGTTTAAATCAATGTGACTAAACCTACCATCAAGTTTTAAATTATCATCCATTCAAACCAGATTCCATTTTTGCAATCAGATATTCTTTAACAAGTCCAGAACGAACAATGTCATCAATACCAAACTCAATTATATCAAAAGAAGGCATTTTTCTCAAGATATCCATAAAATCACTAATTCCATTCCTTTCATTTGATTTTGTTAAATCAGATTGAGATGCGTCACCACAGAACATGATTTTAGAATCTTCACCAACACGAGTGATGATTGAATCCAATTCATGAAAATTCATGTTTTGAAACTCATCTACAATAATGATTGAATTATCTAAAGTAGTACCACGAACAAATGATGTACTCCAGAATTTAACTGTTTCTTGCTGCTTTAGATTACCATAAAGCATTTCAAAATCAGTTTCTGTTGGAAGTTGGAACATGTATTTAACCATGTTCTTATATGGAATCTGATAAAGTGAAGACTTATCTTCATGATCTCCAGGAAGGAATCCAATTTCCCTTGTTGCTACCAGAGAACGGACAATATAAATTTGTTCATATGGTGTAATTTCATTCAAAACTTCTTTCAATGCATTATATAAAGTAATAAAAGTTTTTCCTGTTCCAGCAGCACCATAAGCCACCAAATGTTTTCCCTTTGAATATGAATCAAAAAGTTTCTTTTGATTCTCTGTTAATGGTTCAATATCAATTAAAAGATCAGCATTGAGAGGTCTTTTCCTTCTCATCTGTTTTGCAGTCATGCCAACTCCAATTGGTTGGTCGGGATTTCTTCTTTTTCTTGCCATTAAATTTTTCCTACACGAGCTCCAGGCATTTTCGATGCTCTTTGCAGAACTTCATTCCACCCTGGTTTTGATTTTGCAAGTTTGTCTTTCCATTCACCAACTTCACCACTTCCAGGGCAAGTTGATGGGTCAGACCAGTCTCTATCCCAATCTGGGTTATCTTTTTTCCACTGGTCCCATTCGTGAACACTCATTTTCACTTCTTTTTGTTCACCAGTTTCTTTATGAATAACAGGATAAGTCGCCATAAGTTATGAAATCACCATATTAATATTTATTCTATAATAATTGAGGGGGCATCTGAGCATTCTGGGCAATTTTCACGAGTCCACCCAAGTGCTTCGGATACTGCAGGAAACTGACATGTAAAAATACACTTAACAGCATTTGCAATATCCATGTGTTCTTTTTGGGTGCCATGCCCAGAACGCAAATCAATATAATGGATCCATGACCTTACCGAACCCGTCATATAGAGTCTTGTAGGAGTTGCTAGGGGCAATACAAACCTTGCACACTCCTTTGCAATTCCAGCATCAAGCATTTGTTGATACAGATCCATTGAATGTTTAAAATGGTCCTGCATCAAAATTTGAAACTTTTGAACAATAAATGGATCAACATCATCAATACTGTTTTGACGATTTTTGTCGTCTTGACGACGAAGTTCTGGCACAGGAATAGAATTCCCAAGCAAAGAACTATCAGCATATCTTTGTGAAAATTCTTGATATGTAAATGAACGGTGGCGCAAAATTTGAGCTGCTATACCTCTTGTGGTATTAATCTCAACAGTCATTGAAGCTTGTTCAAAGATACTCCAATGCTGATGTTGAATACAGTATTTAAGGAGTCCAGAAAACTTTTCATTTTCTTGGTTTGCTGGATTTGAAACACGAGCACAGTATGCCATGTGCTTCTCTGCATCTGGTGTTACTGAAATAAGTTTAACAAGTTGTGTCATATTAGTCTGGGTATCCATCATCATCTTCAAAAATTTCGTCGTAATCATGTAAACTTCTTGATTGTTTTTCAATTAAGTTTACGTTTTCTGTATAAGAATTTACATCAGAATAAACTTCTACCTTTAATGAGTCAACCAAAAGTTCTAAGTTTCTAATAATTAATTTTAATTTATCTTTGTCCATTTGGATAAATTCTTTCTATCATTTTACATAAAAAAGGGGGGAAAGTCAATCCCCCCAGAGCATCAAACAACTTGTGGTTGCTTTGCCATATTCAGTTGTGCATTGTGAAGGAGTTGTTCCTTCTTTGCTTTTTTCTTAAGATAACGAACGAAGTAAGTATTCATTTGTGCCCCTCCTTTACAAATTTAACACCACGATAGGTTTCGTTGTATTGTTGAGGTTGTTGCATCATCTGTTGTTGATATTCTAAACGCTTTTGCGTATCATATTCAACACCACGGTATACGACTTTAGACATTAGGGTTCTCCTTAGTTTTTAAGTTAAAGAGCGTTCCTTCAGTCGGCTTTTGCGTCCTCTAAGAGGATGAACGTTCCGTTCCGAGTCGGCTTACTTCCGTCCTATTGAATTGTTTAGCACTTAAGTTTCACAACATCCTTTCGGAGTTCTAATAGCAATCGGTCTTCTTTTCTCTGGTCTACTACATCGTCGTTTTTAACGATGTCCATTAGTTCCCACGCTGCGTCACAACTTATTGTCACTTGATTAGATATAGCAAATTGTGTCGTAGAAATAAAAAGAAGTGGAACCCATGCTAAAAGCAAAAGTGCTTTAGTCATAGGATGAACGTTAGGGGATTATTTTACCCCTAGTTACCATATATATCCAAACACTTTTGTAAAATATGATACAAAATTTAATTTTGTATCAATCGAGTTCCTTTTCCTTTTTATCCATTTGCATTACTTCATACAAAGGAGTTTTTTGGAATTTTTTAATTTTCTTATAATCTTTTATTACTTTTTTTAATTCTGATTCATTCAATTGAACGTTTAACTGATGTTCAAATTCTTTTTTAAGTTCTTTTCTAAGAACATCTTCAAATTTTTCTTTCATTTTTTCTTTTTGTTAGAAACCTTTGGTTCAATATTCCAAAGTTTTGGATTTGCTCTTCCTTCAGATTGTTTAAATGATAACAATCCATCCCTATACCTATCCCAATAGTAATCAAAAATATCTATTTTTTTATTTGTTAATACAAGATCATACTTTTTTACTTCATCATCGATATAATTAACAAGATATGTATTGTAAGGTAAACTTCTATCATTTGCTATTTCTGGACTACAATCTTGATGAAGTATTTTCATTATCCTCTTCCACCCCAAGTAATGTCAGGATATGCTTGAGATACTATCTCTTTGGTAATTTTATATTTTTCTTGAAGTTTTTTATCTTTACACAAACAAATAATTTCTGATTCTAGAGGATGCATACCCTCCAAAAGATTAATAAAGATATTTTCTCTTCGCAGAGAACTCAAAGAGTCATTACCACCTTTGATGAAATTATAAAACTTTGTATATTCAGTCCTAATTGCTGTATGTTTTTGATCAGATGCACCAATAGAACTTGAACTCAAATCCCCCATTGTATCAACTGCCTGCTGAATTCTTTCAGTCATGGTTGAAGTCTTAAAATCATTATCACCAAAATATGGAACTTCACCTGGGGGAAGCATTGAAATTATACTTTCATCAAAGTTCCAAATAAAAATTGCCTTTAAAGACTCGTGTTCATATTCTTTTAGGATTTCCACTTTTTTTGCATTGCTTCTTTGTTTAGAAACAAGTTGAAGCACTTCAAAGGCAAATGGTTTTGGTGGCAATTTTACTGCTTTTGGTTCAGTCTTCGTCTTCGTCTTCGTCGTAGTCATGGTCATTTTCAAATCGTACTGCTATTATTTCATCTGGAATAATATTCCCATTATTATCAAACATTTCTGGATGAGTATATACCTGCATCTGCTGAGTGCTGTATACATGCTGTTTTGTTAGCCAACCAATTACTCCACCTACCAATAAAAATAAAAAAGAAACTAAAGAAAAAATTGTGAGTTCTGCTGCTAACATTGTTATTCCTCCGAGAGAACTATTACTTTTCAGATATAGAAAATTTTAAATCTATTGTAATTTCTCTCTTAAGGAGAGAAATTGTCTTACAAAAATTAAACACTTTTTGTTTAATTTTTGGACTCTCTTTTTCCCTCCTTTTTCGAAGTAGTAACTCAACACCTCGGTTAATACCAGGATGCTCTGAATTATTTATAGGGCACATTTAGATCAAGTTATTTTCTACCATATATTTTACTGCGTCTGTACATCCCCCTATATTTTTTTCATCCAAAACTACTTGGGGAAATGTTGCACCAACACCAAATTTTTCATAAAATTCATCACGAACAAAATCAACATCAAGTTCATTTAAAGTATACTCGATATTTCTTTGTTCAAGTACAGATTTTATTTTGTCACAATATGGACAACCAGTTCTACTATAAACAGTTATATTCATAAAACTTTATTCCTTCTTGGTTTATATTTGTATAAATTTAAATTTTGAGTTAAAAGTTGTCTCTGCCAACTTATTATAGCACTATGTCTTTCCTCTGTAAAGAACTTTTGTCTGGAAAACCACTGTTCCCATTGTTCATGCCCCTTTGACCTATTACATTTTACACAACAACATAGGACGTTTGTTATGTGGTCATTTCCTCCAAGGGATTGTGGGACAATATGATCAATTGATAACTCTTCAGTTTTTGTTCCACAATAAGCACACTGGTGATTCCATTTGTCTTTTATTGAATTCCTCCACATTTTTTTTGCTTCATTTGGAGAACAAGTATGCAAATGATACAAAAAATCTTGTGGTGAATTTAAGATTTCCATAGATTCTTACTCTGGTAGATTGTTATCGTTTAAATGAAGCCAACTAGTGGCAATATATTTTTCACCAGATAGTGGTGGATTTCCTCGATGAGTATGAGTCCACTGAACAGGAAAAATAACAACTCTTCCTTCTCTTGGTTTAACCCTTCTACTTTGATAAAGAAATTCCGTTTCTCCTCCATCTAGAACATCATTTAAATAAACCATTGTTGTTAGATGCCTTGTATATGTCAGGAAATTATTTGATTTTTCCCAATGAAAATTGTGAAACCCCTCCGATTTTTCTGTTCTTTGTATATTCACAGTGTACTGAACACAATTAATGTCATGCAAAACTTGATATTGCTTTGCGTATTCCCTTAAACAAAAGTTCATCAAATCATTATATTTTTCCAAGATTAAAACATCAGCATTGATTCTATATGATTCAATGCCAACGAATAAAACTTCATCCAGAACACTATTTTTTCTGGAACCATAATCTCTTCTAAATGTATTATTAGTTTGTTTTAAAAACTTAAAATAATCAATAAATTCTTTTCCTTTAAAGTCAGTATCAAATACACCGATAAAATCACTAACATCAGATTTAAAAATATTAAAATTATTTTCCATAAATAAAATCTTTTTTATCATTATACAGCAAATGCCCCAAACACCAAAGTGTAAGGGGCAAATTTTTGGGGTTTTTTATTGTTCATAAAAAACATCTAACACATAATTATATATTAAGTATTTTTATTTTTATATTTTTTCTCGCAAAGCATCCTACCCCAAGCACGATTCATACCGTTTAAGTATGAGCATATTTTATTAGTTTCACCACAATATGGGCATTTTGCTCCTGGTGGGTCACTAAAATATCCGTATTCAATTAAATTATTTTTTTTCATTTTTAAGTTCTTTGTTGTGTTTTTTTGCACAGGCACTTCTTGCCCAAGCACGACTTAAACTATTTACATAAGAACATGATTTTTTTGCTTCTCCGCAATAAGGACAAATTGCATCTGGGGGGTCACTAATATATCCTTCAGGAGTATACATCCTTTTCTTTTTTTGATTTTCTGCTTGTTTGTATTTGCGATAATTCATACTTCAACTACTTGAAGATTACTTTCTTCAAGAGTATAAATTTTACTATCTACAATTTTATATTGACCTGGAGGCAGTCCAATCTGTCCAGGAAGTTGTTTATCAGTTGTGGAACTAATATCAATTACTTGGTCCATAATAAATCTTTCTTTTTTATATGTCCGTTCATTGGGTTTTAAATTACACAACATTTGAGCATCAAATTCATTACCACAATGTGCAATGACTCTGCCCGTCTTTTTATCTAGTACTGAAAAATATTCATCGAAATATTTGTTCATTTTTTTAAATCTTTGTTATTTTTAATATTTTTTTTAGGTGGACTATAAAGTTGAGGCCATGTGTCTCTAATGATTTCCGCAAGTTTTTGTGGTGTCTCTGAACTAATCATTAAAAAAGGAGGGTGTTTCCCTCCTAGTATATCACAAAACATTATACCTAGGCAAGACTTTATAGTGCATTACCTCTCGGAAGTACCTCCTCAGGGAATACAAACTGTTCATGAGGTTGGTCAACTGGTGCCATCCAAGCACGAAGACCTTCATTGAGTAGAATGTTCTTTGTGTAGAAGGTTTCAAACTCAGGGTCCTCTGCTGCACGAATCTCCTGACTTACAAAGTCATAAGCTCGAAGATTAAGGGCAAGACCAATAATCCCAATAGAACTAGTCCAGAGACCCATGACAGGGACGAAAAGCATAAAGAAATGCAACCAACGCTTATTAGAAAAAGCAATACCAAAAATCTGCGACCAGAATCGGTTCGCAGTAACCATCGAATAGGTCTCTTCTTCCTGTGTTGGTTCAAATGCTTTGAATGTATTTGCTTGTTCACTGTCTTCAAATAGAGTGTTTTCTACTGTTGCTCCATGAATCGCACAGAGCAGTGCTCCCCCCAGAATACCAGCAACTCCCATCATGTGAAAAGGGTTGAGGGTCCAGTTGTGGAAACCCTGAAGAAACAGAAGGAACCTGAAGATAGCGGCAACACCAAATGAAGGTGCAAAGAACCAACTGGATTGTCCCAGTGGATACATCAGGAATACAGAAACGAATACTGCAATAGGACCAGAAAACGCAATAGCATTATAAGGACGAATGCCAACGAGACGGGCAATCTCGAACTGACGCAGCATGAATCCAATCAGACTAAAGGCCCCGTGGAGTGCCACAAAAGGCCAGAGTCCCCCAAGTTGGAACCACCTGACGATATCCCCTTGAGCCTCAGGACCCCAGAGCAGAAGAAGAGAATGACCCATAGCATCTGCTGGAGTACTAACTGCCGCAGTAAGAAAGTTTGCACCCTCAAGATAGGAACTTGCCAACCCGTGAGTATACCAACTCGTAACGAAAGTTGTCCCAGTAAGCCAACCACCAAGAGCAAGGTAAGCAGTGGGAAAAAGAAGAAGTCCAGACCATCCAACAAAAACGAAACGGTCTCTCTTAAGCCAGTCATCGAGTACATCGAACCATCCTCTTTGTGTTTGTTGAGTGAGTGTAGATGAAACCATTTAATTAAATCCTTTTTTATTTTTGTCTTTTTTTACTTTTTTGTCCAAAACTTCAACATGTGAAAGATTATCTTTAGATGAAGTATACCATTCATGGAAAAGGTCTTGATAATTATCAAAAACTTTTTTCATGCCATTTTCATAAACAAGTCGATAGTCATGTTTTTCATAAAGTTCATCTGAAGTTTGAGTAAAAGTTTTTGGAAGAACATTTTCTTCTGGTTCTAAATTACCAATCATGAGAATTCTCATAATATTGACTTATTTAGTTTACACTTCTTTACAATTTAAATCAATGAGCATTTTCACTCATCAATCCAATCAAAAGGTGAGTTGCTTCTGAAAATCTATCAACATAATGAATCAACTTCATCTCTTCATTATTGAGGAATCCATTATCAAGCATTTCTTCTTCAACCCAATGCTTGAGTGTTCTCCACATTCTACCTACACAAATGATTGGTTTTTTATCAATGTGATTAACTTGAACCAATTGATAAATCATTGCCATCTCAAGAAGAGTACCAATACCTCCAGGAGTTACAATAAAGGCATCACAATCAGCAAAAGTTTTTAATCGAGAATAAAAAGTTTGATGCTTTTCGTATTCTTGTACATAAGGATTTACACCCTCCTCAAATGGAAGATGTATTGCCTCTGCTACAGAACAAAGAGAGTTTCCAACACAAACACTCATTGCCCCTTTATTTGCCGCTTCCATAGTTCCTGGGCCACCTCCAGTAACTACTATCCATCCTTGAGATGCAATGTTTCTTCCAAGTTTTTCCACTGCTTGATAAAGTCCAGAAGTGGGACTTGTTCTTGCAGATCCAAATACTGCTATTTTTTTCATATTTTTTTTATATGAACCATTAATAGTTATACTTACCCCCAATAAATTACCCCGAGAGTGAATAAAACAAACACAAGAACTGTGAATATCATCATACCTACACCTGCCCAAATGATCCAGGGTTCCATAGGATGATGTTGATTATTATGAGACATTTGTACCGATTACCTCAAGAGAATCAAATGAACAGTCATACGTTCCTTTACGATTGGTGTCTAAGTATCTAACTTTCATTGCAATTGGAGGAAAATATTCATCATCTTTATCATACATAAAACCTAGAATTTCAAATTCTCTTCCGTGCCGTCTTTGAATTGGATTATTAATCCTACAAATATCACCTACTTTAAAAATAAACATAGTTCATCTAATGTGACTGTACTATATTATAACAGAAAAAAAGAGACCCTTTCGGGTCTCTTAAAAAACTGTTAGTTTTTATATCAACCGATGGAAGGTGCGGTCAGAGCAACAGGAGTTGCTTCGGCAGCAGCCAAGTCCAGAGGAAAGTTGTGTGCGTTTCTCTCGTGCATCACTTCCATCCCGAGACCAGCACGGTTCAGAACATCTGCCCAAGTATTGAGCACACGACCTTGACTATCAACGATGGACTGGTTGAAGTTGAAACCATTGAGGTTGAATGCCATGGTGCTAACACCAAGAGCAGTGAACCAGATGCCAACTACAGGCCATGCAGCAAGGAAGAAGTGCAGTGAACGTGAGTTATTGAACGATGCGTATTGGAAAATCAGACGACCGAAATAACCATGAGCAGCTACGATGTTGTATGTTTCTTCTTCTTGTCCGAACTTATAACCGTAGTTCTGTGACTCATTCTCTGTCGTCTCACGGACGAGAGAAGAGGTGACAAGAGATCCGTGCATAGCAGAGAAAAGAGAACCACCGAAGACACCAGCAACTCCCAACATGTGGAAAGGATGCATAAGAATGTTGTGTTCTGCCTGGAAAACAAGCATGTAGTTGAAAGTTCCCGAAATCCCAAGAGGCATTGCGTCAGAGAAGGATCCTTGACCAAAGGGATAGACCAGGAACACTGCAGAAGCAGCAGCAACGGGTGCAGAGTAGGCAACACAAATCCAAGGACGCATACCCAGTCGGTAAGACAGTTCCCATTCACGACCCATGTAGGCATAGATACCGATTAGAAAATGGAAGACGACCAATTGGAATGGTCCACCATTATATAGCCACTCATCTAGGGAAGCAGCTTCCCAAATTGGATAAAAGTGCAGTCCAATTGCGTTGGACGAAGGAATCACAGCACCAGAGATGATGTTGTTTCCGTACATGAGTGAACCAGCAACGGGTTCACGGATACCATCAATGTCCACAGGAGGAGCACCAATGAATGCAATAATGAAACAGGTTGTAGCAGCAAGTAGGCAAGGAATCATCAGGACCCCAAACCAACCGACATAAAGACGATTATCGGTTGAAGTAACCCAGTTGCAGAACTGTTCCCAAATATTTGATTGTGATTGTTGACGTGAAATTGTAGCAGTCATTTTTTCTTAAAAGAGTAGTAAGACCATCAGGGAAATGGTGGTGATACTATTCCCCAGTCACCCTCAGACTGGGTATGAGAGACGTAATTTATACACCCTAGAGGTCTCGGTTTAAGGGGTGTTGACAATGTTAAGATTTATGAGAAATCCGTAACATTTGTTTACCTATTTATAGTAGCACGGTCAGAAATCCCTGTCAAGCCATCCTTAGATGACAACTAACCGAACAACTCCGATCTCCAATTACTTTCTTTATCCTTTAATGCAGAAAGGATATGTTCATTCTCTTGCATTTGCCTTTCTTCTTTTATTTGTTTTTCAATAATTTTTTCTTGATGTTTTTGTTTAACATCTTTCATATCGATATGTCTCATCGCTCTAGAATAAGTATTCATTGAAAGTATTAAACTAACTACATTTTTAAGTATTTATTTTCACCTAAATATTTTTAGTGTATACCACAAAATAAGAAAATGAAAAGACTATTATTTGTTTTTTCGTTATTCTTCACCATTCCCGTCAGTGCTGCTGAAATCACCTCAAGAATCACCGATTCCGTACAATTAAAAGTTGACGGTGCTGCTATTCAATCAACCAGAATAGGAGCATCCTACTCCGCATCAGGAACCAATATCCAATCATCCTCATTCGGTGGAGTTGGTGGTGCAGGAACTTATGACATCAATACTCCAGGTCAAGCATTTAGTTTCTCAGAATCTATTAATGCTGCTGATACTCCTGTAACAACTCAAACAGTTACTAATGGTGTTATTGGAACTCCAAATCTTTATGGAGATAGTGTAACTCAAGTTGGTGGTGAGAAAGGAACTCTCGCAGGAACCTTATCCCCAACTGGTGTTCCTACTGTAACTGCTGGTGGTGCTGGAACTACTGCAACTGCACAACGTAGTATTGAACTGAGCGTATTCAAATGAGACATATCCTAGCAGGTTTATTCCTGCTAGGGTTTTGTTCTCCTGCCCTAGCAGAAAGTGTTGTACCTAATTTCACTAGGGGTACAATCAATGCGACTACAGAATCTACTACAAAAGTTATAGAAACAATCCGCCAAGTTGAATATACAACTGGCACATCATATACTGTGACTGGAACTAATATTAACATTCCTGGCACTCCTCAACAGGGAGCAAATTATAGTATCATGAATCAAGGTGCTCCATTCCAGTTCAGTGAAACCTATCTCGGCCCTGGAGTGGCAAAAGAAACATGGATAGATCGCACCACAGAAACACAATCCACCACTACATCAATTTCTGTCTTTACGCAATAATTTCAACTGGAACTGCATTTGCACAAAGCACTCCAGCACCAAGTAATACTAATATTGCAGGACCTTCAGCATCTGCTACGGGTAACGTAACAAACCAGGCAGTTCAGGTGTTACAAGGTCCATATGCATTGAACACTTATGGTGGTGGGGTAAGTTGCCAAGGAGCAACGTTTTCACTTTCTCCATTTGGAATGAGTAGTAATAACAATAGTGATGACCCAGAATCATTCGCATCACGAAATGGTAACTGGGGAATTTCTGCTGGACTTAATATTCCATTGGATGGAACTCTAATGAACTTGTGCAAGAAAAGAGCAGAAACTGAAATTGCTAGACAACAGGCAGAAACTGATAAAGCAAGATTAGATTTTGAACTTGTAAGATTATTAAAATGCGGTGAAGCACATAAGAATGGAATAATGTTCCACCCAGAAAGTCCTTACTACAAAGTTTGTGCAGATGTAGTTGTGAAGTATCCACGAGTTGAGGATGTGGTTAATGGAACCAATAGAATTAATTAATAATCCAAATCTAAGACCAATCATCGGAAATAATCCGATTAACATTCCAAATCCAAACACCAATAGAATTGCTGGTCCTTCTGTAATTTCTACTATAGAAAGACCAGCACTTCGTAGTGTTGAAGCACCAGTAGTGCGTGGGTTAGAAGTACCCGTTGTTGATGTACCAAATACTACGATTAAATATCCAGTTATTAATGTTCCAACTCAAGCAGAATTTGATGCTGCAGTAAAAGCAGAAAGGGAAAAACAACAGCAGGAAGAAAAACCAAAAGAGAGGGGATTACCTGATACTACTCCCCCACCTCAACTGCCTCAGGTTGCTCAAACCCCCCCTGCTCAAACTCCCATTGCTGAAATACCTGCAAATAAACCAACAACTACACCAACATTTAGTGTCTATGGAGTCAATATTAATTTACCTGACCCTTCTCTTGTTGCTACGGCTGGTGCTGTCGCAGTAGTTACCACTGCTGCTACGATAGCATCAACAACTGTTCTGAATGCATTAAAAAATGCAGCAGAACCAATGATTAAAGAAGCAACAAAGAACAAGTTTAAAATTAAAATCAAACAAGTTAAACCAGTTCTACATTATGTTTTAGCAGAAGGTGGTCACGTAGATGTTTTTGAATACTCTGCTGAAGGAACTCGTTTAGTCGAACAAGTAACTAATGTAGAACAATACATTCGTGACCAAGTTGAAATCAATGCCCTCTATGAGATTGATAACAAAATCATTATTGATGATGTAATCAAAGATAAGTTCACAAAAGAAGGCAAAGAAAGATTTAAACCTCTCTTTGCCCCTGCTAAAAAAATTGCTAAAAAATTATCTGCTAAGTTCTCAATCTGAAGTAAATTTGGAAATAATCCACACAACAATTATTGCTGGCAATTGAACTAAAACGTTATAAAGAATTTCTAGAAAGATATTATCTTTCTCTTCTTTACGTTTATCCTTTGCTGGTGCCGTGGTCATTTTGTAACACCTTAAACAAATCTTTACTATTTAATAGTTAATATAAAAATGTAACGATTTTTTAAGTGTTTTTCGTGTTGGTCTCATAACAAATTATTTTTTCCCCTTTAACTTAAAGGCAGCATCACCAAGAAAAGAACCAACTGCAAGTAAAAGTACTTTAGCATAAGCATCACGACTTGTACTTTCCAGTTCCACTTGACCTTCTGTACGAATCGCAACTGATTCCACAGCAGAAATCATTAATGCTGCCCAGATAATTAAAAATAATCTAACAATATTGAAATATATCACTTTTTCCTTTTTGCCAGAAGTTCATCAAAGTTCTTTTTCTTTGTTCCACCATCATATTCCCAAGCATAACCTTCATTAACCATTTGATTGTTGATGGATATTTCTTCTCCATTAATAAACAGATGACCGATAATGCGACCATACTTCTCGGTGCTATCGGGTAGTTCTGTTTTAATGAGAATATCTTTAGCAAATTCTAATCTGTGCTTGAGCCAGTCTTTAACTTCGAGACCAAGTTTCTTTTCATACGCATCAGTTGTCCTGCTCTCTGGGGTATCGATACCAGCAAGACGAATTCGCTTAGTAAGGGAGATATCAAAACCCAAATCAATATCAGCGTCAATAGTGTCACCATCTACAACCTTGTGTACTGAACGTATTCTATAGACGTAAGGATCTTTGTCAGCCATTAGAATGGTAATTTGAACTTCTCAGTATTTAGTTTAGGAATGGGTAGTTTTTCAAATGCTTTTGATACTTGCTTCTCCACAACAGCACCAACAAATGCTTCTGGATTGTCTAAGATTTTCTGTGCTTTTTGATAAGTAATGTATGCTCCTACACCAATTGCAGCACTAATGCCCAGACTTGTGATTGATAGAATTAGACTCAGATGTTTCATCTTTCATCTCCTCGTTTGCTAACTTTAATATGTAGTAAATGATATATGCAGTAAAGGCAAGTCCGCAGGATAATAATATTACAACACCCCAAGGAAATTCATTCATTATCTTCCCTCTTCTTTATGAATAAAATCTTTCAAATCTCTTAGATATTGTCTTAATATATTTGCCTGTTCTTCGTGCCAAAAATCACCCGTCTCCATAAAAAGACGGGTGTGATTATCTATGGCTTTGAGTATTTGATGGATGGGAGCATTCCAACACTCCCTCTTTGGAGTGTTCCATTCTCTTGGCATGGGATAGTTAGTGCGTGTATTTCATTATAACGGAAATATTCAAGTTGGCATTGACCTGGACTAAGTTCAAAATAACCAACTACCATAAAAGCAATAAACTCCATCAATTTTTCTTACCACCGTTTTTTGCTTTCTTTGCAGAGGCATTGCCCTGGTTCTGCTTGGATTGTTTTCCACCAGCAGAACCTTTCTTGCCTTTATTTGATGATTTGGACATTATGCCCCTGTACGAGGTTGAACGTATCCTTCACCATCTTCTACTTTGGTTTCAAGTGCTTCAACTCTTGCTTCAAGAGTTTCTGGTGCTTCTGGTTCTGGTGGAGCAGAAACTACCTCTTCTCTTTTAGGTTCCTCTTTTTTTTCATCTTCATCATCACCACCCTTCTTCATTGTATTGATACCAAAAGTGGCAGCAGATGCAGTAAAGACTGTCGCAATAAATGTGGGGTCCATTTTGGATAGAGCCCCAGCATAACTTGCGGTAAGAAGAGCAGCAGACCATCCAAGGATGGCAATACGAATTACTTGCCCCAAAGCATTCTCCTTTTTCTTATCCATCAGTCCATGTGATGATGTTCTACCTCATATTTAGGTAAATCAAAACTTAAATTTAAGTTTCGCAGACACCACTGTATTAGAAACACCATCATTGATTTGATGTATTCCTTCAACGATTACCATTTCCTTATAATCAACAGAAGCATTTGCCTCAATCATTCCGCTGGTTTCATAAGAACCACCGACAGTTATGCCGAATAAATCCTTTTTCTTACCACCAAAACGATGTGAAATATTTAGACCAACCTCACCAGAATGTGAAGTTTTGTTTATAACATCAACGGTTCTTCTGGATTGAACTGAACCAGTTTCAGTAAAACCATCTCTCTGATAATTACCAACAGTGTATCCAACAAATGGAGTTATGTTCTTATTGAGATGCCAGAATAATCTGTTATTAACAAACCACTCTTTTCCTTGTGTTGAACTTTCATTATTAAAGATACCCTGAACATTTCTTGATACATTATATTTGTTCTGGGAGAAACCAGCATTAGTTAAGAGTGATAATGTATTTCCACGGAACATATTAAAGAAACCATAATGACTCTTAACAAGATTAGAAGTGCTATCAACACCACCTAAATCAATATTCACATTATTATACTGACCACCAATAGTCCAGGTTGGTTTGATATCAATTTCTAATCCACCACCAATAATCAGAGACTTACCAGTGTATCCATAATCACCAGAAGACCATGAATAATAGTTATTGCTGAATACTCTTACTCTGTCTGAATCTGGTTTAGATGGTTCATGAATAAGAAGGTTTTGTAATCCACCACCAATCTTATCTAAAACATCGTATTGGTCTGTGCGTCCAGAAAGAACATCATGAGTATTCTTTGTATCAACAGAAAGAAGTAAAGAACTTATAACAGTTCCATCACTATAAGTATCTTGCTGTAATAGAGGAGTTTGACTTGTAGTTGCAAAATCTCTTCTAATCTTTTGAACTCCATCCTTCTCAGATGCCTTATGAGTTACTTTGGTAGTAACAACAACTGGAAGTCCTGGTGCAGGAACAGTTACAGAGTTTAATAATGTTGGTGGTTCTGGTTCTGGTGTGGGTTCAGGAGTTGGCTCTGGTTCTGGTGTTGGCTCAGGTGTAGGTTCTGGAGTTGGATCTGGTTCTGGAGTGGGTTCTGGTTCTGGTGTTGGCTCAGGTGTAGGTTCTGGTTCTGGAGTAGGTTCTGGTTCTGGAGTAGGTTCTGGTGTTGGCTCAGGTGTAGGTTCTGGTTCTGGAGTAGGTTCTGGTTCTGGAGTGGGTTCTGGTTCTGGAGTTGGAGTTGGTGCTACTTCATCAACAGATGGTGCATCTGGATTGTTTGGAGCAACAGGTGTAAATGATTGACCGTTCTGTGTTGTAGTTCCAGGCTGACTATCAACTAAAAGAACAGGAGAAAGTGCAGTATCTCCAAGATTGAATACTGCAAATCCTAAGAGATAATCACCATCAGCACCTACTTGATATGTTGAATACTGCCATCCAGTAGAACCATAAGTTCCAGTTGAATAATCACCAGTTCCTGGATTGGTAAATCCAAGCAGTGCATAGTTTTGAAGTTGATTATTAACTGTTACTGTTGGAGATGAACCTGTTCCCTGATAGACAAGTGATGTAATAGAACCATCATTGAAAGGAACATAATCAGTTCCAATATAGTTCCAAGACATTGTATAAACTGTTCCAGTTTGCAAAGTCACTGACTTTGTAATCCAAGCAGCATCAGTTGGATTTGGATTTCCTAAACCAGATTGTTGCTGTTGTTGAGTGAGAAGGTCTTTAATTGCTTGGTTTTCTGCTGCAGTTAATCCAAGTGCTTCTGTTGCTTGGTTAAATGTTGCTTGACCATTTGGTTGTAGTGCAGCACCAGCATCCCCATAAGGAGCAAACTCCCAAGTTGTTGGTGTTACTGCGGGTGCGTGGTATGGGTTAGGAGAACCATCTTGGAGAGTTGGACTTCCTACTGCTCCGTGAGAAGGTGCATTGAAGATTACTGGATTATCGACAACACTAACACCCGTTCCCTGTCCTGTGATTGTGCTGTCTAATGTTCCTGTTTGAGTTCCAGTATTCCATCCTGAGGTATTTCCAGACTCAAAATCTGTACCAGAAATAGTATCTGCAAATGCAATTGTAGGCACTCCAATAAGAAGCGCAGACGCTGCAGACAGCGCCCTTTGCGTGTAGTTAGACATAAAAATACGGTGGTTGGTTTAGCAGTTATTTCCAAGAACTACTAAACACAACTCACCGTGGTGTGGGGTTAAGTTGCTTCAACTCACTGGTTGAAACTATTTATCCTTTTTTCCAAGCATCTCCTTCTGCTTTTCTTCTACGAGCAAGTCCTGCTTCTACATTGGAACCAGGATTTCTGTAGAGATAAAGTGCATCTGGAACTTTGTCCCATTCTTTATTCTTTAATGTACGAGTAATGGTATTGAAGTTATCACCACCATAAAAACCAGCACCAAGATTATAAGCAAAAGAAAGTAGAGCACCTCTTTTACCATCACTCATCTCATTCCAATGTGGAATTTTACGAAGTGAAGGAAGAAACTGGTTCTTGCACTGACTAATCAATAGTTCATCAGCTTCCTGTTGAGTGATTTGATCACCAAGTTGGAATGGTCCACCATCCTTCTTACGAGTAGAACCCCAACCAATGGTGATTGGAAGTCCACCAGATAGAGGATCTGGGTATGCCTTTAGATGACATCCTTCAAACTCCTTAATTAATTTAATACCAGTCATTGGCATATCGTCACCACCTGCTACAGGAGCGGCAGCAGATGGTGCTGATGCTGGTGCCGCATTACCCTTTTTTCCTCTATAAATCTCCGCCCAATCTACATTATCTTCTAGATATTTGACTGGCAGATTATCTTCCAGCCACTGCACTGCCTTTACGTGATTTGGATTCTTCTCGTCATAAAACTTGAAGAAGTTGTGTAAATCAATTCTTGCCATTGTTGCCTCCTATATTTGGAAAGTATATATCAAATAGTTCACTTGCTTCTTTATGTCGTCCTTGATTTGTGAGTTTCTTCACTTCTTCCAGAATTTTTTTCTTAAACTCAGTCGAAGATCCTTCCCCACCCATCATTACCTCCTGGGCACCAACGATGCTTAAGAACTGCTTTAGTGTAAATGGTCTTCTTACCATTTGTGACTGGACCAGTATAGTTATCATTCAGAGAACCATATGGATCATTGACATAATATCCTTTACCGTCTGGTGTCTTACCAATTACAACACACATGTGCCCACCAGTAGGTGCAGATAAAGAACCCCTATGCAGGATACCAATAACAACAGGTTTCCCAGCATCAAGACTCTTATCAATGTCAGCAAAAGAAAGATTGTAACTAAAGTGTGACTTAATTCCATAACCTTGTAGAACCTTCGTCTGAACCGCATGGTCAGTCGTGTCACCAATAGCAAATACTTTCTTAACATACTCATCGTCACCTTTAATGCTTCCTGGCTTGAGGAAAGCAAGACACATAGCACACGATGAAGAGTTGCAAGTTCTATGTGCATCTCTATAGTTATCAACCTGGTTGAAATATGGTACTGCTAGAACTGCTGGAGTTGGTGGTTTAGTTCTAAAAATGCCAATCCAGTCAGTCTCGGAATCATCCATAAACTCAGCAGGTAGGTTATCTTCTAACCATTGAACTGCTGCTACATGGTTCGAATTACCATCATCATAATACTTAAAAAAGTTATGAAGATCTAACGTCATCTTTACTGTGGCATAAGCTTGAAATATTTATCAATATGAATATTCATTAATTTTATCTAATACTTTATTAAGATACTTATTTGCAATTGATTTTGGGTCCGATGTCCAATTTATATCTTCTCTATAGAGTTCCGTTTTCAACTTCTCTAAATGAACTCTCATCTCATCTTTAGTCAAATGATTTCTAGGCATGAAACAAAAAAACTCTGCTGCTTATTTAGCAACAGAGTTAATATTATTTCTTATTATTTCAAACTGATACAGTTTTGTTTACAGTTGACTTCACATATTCATAAACTGCTTCTGGAGTTGTTGCTTCATAAGGGTCAGAAGCAGCATTATCTTGCTTTCCTTCTTCCTCAAAAAGTTTTTCGATAATACCATTATTTACCACAGCAGCATATCTCCAAGAACGCTGACCAAAACCAAGATTGGCCTTGGCAACGAGTTGACCCATAGAACGAGTGAAGTAAGCATTGCCATCTGGAATTAGTTTTACATTCTTGATGTTTTGGTCTTGTGCCCAAGCATTCATCACGAATCCATCATTCACAGAGATACAGTAAATAGCATCAATACCAAGTGCTTGAAACTCTTCAAACTTCTCTTCAAATCCAGGAAGTTGATATGCAGAGCAAGTAGGAGTAAATGCACCAGGCAGTGAGAAAATTACTACACGCTTACCATCAAAAAGTTCAGAAGCAGTACGATTTACAAACTCTCCAGACTCACGAAATACAAATTCAACTTGTGGAATTTGATAACCTTCTTTACGCATTGTAACCTCCATCACCAAATACCAGGAATAATTTGACCAGTAGTGAGATAAGTGCCAACAGCAATTACAAATCCAAGCATTGCTAGACGAGCATTGAGGATCTCTGCCTCAGGTGTGAATCCAAATTTCATTTTGTTTCTCCTTTATAAGAATGTTGTTGTTTAAGTTCTGGGTTTGGGTTACAAACCATTTTTTCTTTAACAGGTTTAATTACAATAAACTTGTCATTCTTTAGTGTTCCAGCAATTTTGACTTCTAATTCAATATCACTGTCCCATCCAATTTCTTGAAGGGCAACTCCCAATTGCCCAAGCATTCCAGCACTCACAGGTTTTCTTCCTGTTCAGTAAGGATTACACAGTCGCTAGTGGGATATGCGACACATGTAAGCACCCAACCTTCTTCAAGTTGGTCATCATCAAGGAACGATTGCTCCTCGTTATCTACTGTTCCACTGATTAATTTTCCAGCACAAGCAGAGCAAGCACCAGCACGACAAGATGAAGGCAGGTCTATCCCTGCATCTTCAGCAGCTTCAAGAATGTATTGGTCCTCAGCACACTGAATAGTTTGCTCAGTGCCATCGGGGGTACGAAGAGTAACGTTATATGCCATTAGTAAGTTTCACAAAGTTTTTCTACGGATGCTGCCAACAGTACGAAGAAGGCAACTGAAGTCATTGTAAAGATAATTGAAGTCATTGTCAATCAGTTGTCAGAAGATACCGAAGAAGAGTTTGCCAGTGAGACTATAAGAAAGAGCCCCAGCAATAATACCGACCATTGCCCAGCGTCCATTATACATCTCCGTAGTTTGCATGGGGGTCATAAGACCTTTACGATTATATTCTTGGTAAACCATTTCAGGTTCCTTGGCCCACATATTATTTTGACCAAGTTCATTGGTTGTTACAGTCATTTTCGTTTTATTACGAATTGTTACACAATTATATAGCAAAAATAAAGGGGAGTCAATCTCCCCAGTGTATCAGATTTTACAGATTAGATCAGAACTTAAAGGTTATCTGAACCAGAGCACCGAAAGTATCAAGACCATCGTTACCAGTAGGATTGCTCAGATAGAACACAGCAGGAGTTACAGCAATGTTATCGGTAACTTGCATCTTGTAATATGCCTCAAAAGCATAGTTGCCATCTTGAGCATTTACATCATTCTGCTTGGTAACAAAAGTAGGTTGTCCAACTGCAAAACCAAGAGCATTACCCTTAGCAAGTACATCCTTCCAAACCAGACCAGTATACCAGGACTGAGAAATAGTATCACCACCTTCAGTATAACCAGAGTTATTATAACCCCAACCAGCAGAGATTGAAGGAACAATGCCAGAGGTAGAAGGTTGCCAGTAACCAGCAAGAGAGAACGAATTGGTCTGACCACCAGTTGCACTATTGGGAAGTGCAGAAGTCAGAGTAGGAGTGCCTTGAATACTTACACCATTGTTGGAATAAGTATAAGCACCAGTTAGGTTCCAGTTCTTAGTGGTATACGCAAGTTGAGCAGTGGTAGAAGCAGCAGAGTTGCCGTTGAACATACCACCTTCAGCACTATCACCCTTGTCTGCATCACCAGCAACATAGGCACCACCAAGTGTCCAAGCACCTTTCTTAACCGAAGCACCGAAACCACCACCAAGAACTTTGCTGTAAGCACCAGGAGCACCGTTGAACTGGAAGATGTTCAGGATTTTATCAGCAGTGTAGACAGAAGGCCACACAGGCAGAATGTCATCCTGACGAACACGAGGACCAGCAGTAATGGTTACATCTTTACCAGCAGGGAACTTATAGTAAAGACGGTTAATTGCAACTACGTCACCACCGTCAGCATTACCAAGGTTTTCTTGGAAACCAGCATCCAGTTTGGTGAGAGGAGTAGGAGCAGCACCGAAACCACTGTCATCAAAGTTACCAGCACGAAGTTGAGTACGCAGCAGGTCTTTACCAGTGAAAGAGGTATCCAGGTTCAGTTTCACATCATAGTTGAAGGAAACTGCTTCACGAAGATTGTTGTAAGTATCCTTTTGGTTTCCACCATAAGACAGACCACCCAGAACCCACTTGGTTTCACCACGAAGTTTGGTAGTGGTGGAGAATTGAGTTGCTTCCAGTTGACCAACTTGTGCTTCCAGTTTATCAACACGACCACGAATTACTGCAAGTTCTTCTTGGAATTCTTTCGTAAGACGACTGAGTTCATCAGTCACTTCAGTTACACGGTCAAGGCAAGCATTGAGAAGTGCTGCTGCCTCATAACGAGTCATTGCCTTACCACCACCGTAGGTGCCATTAGGATAACCTGCTACACATCCATAACGTTCTACGAGATTGCTAAGTGCCTGATATGCCCAATCGGTTGGTTGTACATCAGACAATTGAGAGACACTTGTAACCTGAGCAGAAGAGTATTGATTGACTGCTGCCATATTAAGGTCTGTGGCATTCGCAACAGCAGGAGCAATCATACCAAGAGCAACGGGTGCAAGCATCAGTTGTTTGATTTTCATAAAAATGTTTTTTGTGTACTAAACGACATATTGAGCACCCATACAAATAGTTGCGGCA